ATGCGGCGATGGCTAGTCGTATTGGCGGTGATATTGGTGACAGTGGTCGGTGGGGCATACCTTGCAGACGTCAGGGTGTTTGTAGTCCAGCCAATTGGCGCTGTGCCTGAGGGCGTTACTGTCGTCGTGACCGGATCACCAGGCTTACGCTTCATCGATAGCCCTGATGCCTTCTGCCAGCGGGAGCAGGGCTACATAAACTTGCTGTGTCGCGGCATGATCGCCGGCCGTGTTGCTCAGAATGGCACTGTTCTTCTGCGTCTACCCTATAGCAGCTTCCTTTATAGTCTCAGCGGCGCTCCTCAGGTGGATCGCTAGGATGAGCCGAAACTTCAAGGGCAGCAAAGACACTGGACGTAAGCTCAATGCGCTGCGCCAGTATCTACAGGCCTATTCGATCGCATTGCAGGACCAGGGATTTGCCACGATCTACATCGACGCGTTTGCCGGCTCGGGTACGCGTACGGAAACGGTTCCTGCCCTACCGTTGTTTGGGCGCGATAGCCCCGAGGAGTTGAAAACGCCTGGGTCTGCACGCATTGCGCTCGAGGTCAACCCGCCTTTCCACACACTGGCTCTCTTTGAAGCCGACCCTGACCGATTCAAACAGTTGAGCCAGCTGCGCGCTGAACATCCAGACCGCAAAGTTGTTCTACGGCACGGCGACGCAAATGACTTCGTTCGGAGGCTCTGCAAAGGCGTACCATGGCACGCCAAGCAAAGCGGCCTAAAGGGCATGCGTGGCGTGGTTTTCCTTGACCCCTATGGAATGGAAGTCGAGTGGAAGACTGCGGAAGCCATAGCCGCCACCGAAGCCCTTGATTGCTGGTATTTCTTCCCCCTGTCTGGCCTATATAGGAATGCTCCTCACAACCCGACCAAGCTAGATGCGTCAAAGCAGGCATCCCTCGATAGAGTGCTGGGAACCACCGACTGGAGGCAGTGCTGGTACGATCACTCAATTGCACCGGAGACATTATTCGAAACAGAAAATGAGGCGATTGTCAGAGCCGACGTCGACGCGATCGAGGTCTATGTCGCTGAGCGACTCAGATCAATATTCAAGGGTGTCGTGTTGCCTCCTATGAGACTTCGGCACAACAGTGGGGCGCCATTGGCGTCGCTGTTTTTTGCTATGTCAAATCAAAGCAAAAACGCCGTCGACTTGGGGACGAGGATCGCCGGTCATATCCTCAACTCAGCTAAAGTCGGCATCTCGTCATAAGTTCTGCCGCGCAGTTCGCGTCCAGTCGCCTTCTTATTGATGCCACCCCACTGCTTGAAGAAGAACGCAGTGTCGGTCTTGCGGCAAGCGGCTTCGACCTCATCCACCCACGCCGGTTTCATCGGACGCGAGCCCGGGCCAGACTCACCGCCGACGATTGCCCAGTGGATGTCCCGGAGGTCAGCGCCGACAACGGAGTCGATCAACGGCTCAAATGATACGAAGCGTAACACCGCCGGCACCCGGCGTAGGTCATCGAGCCGGCCAAGCGCTCGGCCATCTTCCACACTCGTGCCCAGCCAAACGTTCGGTAGAACGGGGAAATCACCTTCACAAAGCACTTCGGCCATGCGCTCCGGCCGTTTCGTCAGGATCTGATAGGTGTGCCGCGGCGTCTGTTGCATCGTCGACCACAGCTCGCGGATGAAATCGGTCGGCACATCTACATGGAAGAGGTCCGACATCGAATTCACGAAAACTCGGCGGGGCTTTGTCCAAGTGTGCGGAACCGAAAGAGCCTTGCGGTCAAGCACGATGTTCCCGGTCCATTTCGCGCGGCCACCGCTCTTCTGTGTGGTGCCGGCATATTTTTCGACACCCATGGCCTCAAGACGGGCGGCCATGCGCATAGCGTAGCAATTAGTACAGCCGGCGGTGAGGATGGTGCAGCCCGCCACCGGGTTCCACGTCGAGTCCGTCCATTCGATTGCAGTGTCTGCCATCCGCACGCTCCTATCTGCGAAATATGGTAATAAAAAGCGCTTAACGTTAGATGGACGATCCAAGGGGTGAGACAGTTTGAACGTTTGCAATTAGCTTAATTGAAAAAGATCGTGTGCCCCCTCCTGCCCCCTAGCCGATGAGCCGGCTCCAACGTGAGCGGTCGGTAAACATGTGCGCCCCCATTTCGGCCGTTTGCGATCCGATCTCAAAAGCAGTCGTTCGCATTATGCAAGCTACCTCGAAATATCGCGGATATGCGAGCGTCAGCCTTTAGGAAATCGTGATGCCGCAGTTTATCCGACCCAACGACCGCTCAGAACCGCCTTCGCCAAGAGCATGACCCGTCCTATAGAGATAAACCACCGATTGAATGCAGCGCTGAAGGAAGCGTTACGCGGGGTTGGTATTATTATGCCTGATCCGTTTAAGGCATCGAGAATAAAACCTAATGCGATGAGGTGACGATGCAACTAATGATGGGCGGCATAAACGGCAACTATCTCACCAACATCACGCTGCAGGCGACAGCTGAAACGCAAGAAGTATTGGCAGCGGTCGCCTATTCAACAGAAATGGACCTCTTGTTTGACTGGTGTTGGGATAATGGCATTCCTCTCAAGTACTACGGTCGCCTCGACGAAGGCGTAGCCGTCAGGCCATCTATTCTTTCGGCGTTCCTCTCCCGACAGTCGGCACGTTTCCAGTGTCGTCTTGTTCAGCATCACCATGCAAAGGTCATCTGGTGGAGAGAATACGGCCTCTACATCGGTTCTGCGAACCTGACTGCGAGCGCTTGGTATAAGAATGTTGAGGTCGGATGTTTCTTTCCGGAAGCCGAGATCAACGAGGATATGGCTGCAGATATCCTCGACCTGTTCGATGTCCTCGACCGCAATTCCAGCCCACTGACGGACGAGCTGCTAGCGGTGATGCTGAAACGCGCAAAACAGATAGCTAACTCGAAACCGGTGTCCGACGAATTCTGGAAGAGCCCTAGTTTCAATACGTGGTCAGGCCTCGTTCAGACCGGAAAGAAAAAGGCAAGTGACCGCCGACGTGAATCGTTCCTCAAGGAGTGGCATTCAACCCTGCAACAGCTTCGGGACATTGGAAATGTAGTCAGCGCGCCGGAGAATAAGCCGTCCTGGATCAACGCTGACGCCCCCGCTGGCGCCCAGGGTGACCAGTTCCTGCATGCTCATTATTACCAGCGCACCTTTGATGGACGCAGAGCCAATTACGCGGACTTCTTCGAACAAAACAAGCAAGATCGCGACGCCGCACTTCGCGAAGCTATCAATTGGTGGCGCGACCTGGCTACGGCTCCTTCAGACGAAGACATCATGTTGAACACCACGGCGCCTATGCTTCGTGCCGCGCTCACCTCAGAGGCAATCGACGAGATGGGCTATGATGGCTTCCGTGAGATTTGCATGGGTACACATGCCATCAAGGACTATGCGCGACGCGTGCCCAATAAAGCGGTGGGCCTCCTGGAAGACGGCACGAAGTATAAAATCCCCGAAAAGGTAGATGCACTTTCGAAGCGCATATGGAACGACAAGTCCGCAGGTGGTCGAAGCGTGCAGCAGCTGCTTTTGTTCATTCTTTATGGCGGGCCGGAGGCGCAGTTACCGGAGCGACTCTGGACCTCTGTTTATGACCCAAAGTGGAAGATCGAAGGATTAGGCGTCAGTGCCTTGGGCGAACTCGTCGGCTGGGCGCTGCCTGATCGTTTCCCACCTCGAAATGGTCGGACGTCGAAGTCGCTCAAATCGCTAGGATATGACGTCACAGTCCATGTCGGCGGATAGCCAAAACGAACGTTCAATCCGCTTCAGATGATACCCAGATTGCTTGACCACAGCTGAGAGAACGCTGCGGTGCAGATACACGAGAGCATTTGAAGGTTAGCTTATGGTCGAGGGTTACCCTCAAGCTGTGTAAGTGTGATGTCGCTTAAGTAGCTTGCTCGTCCGCAAGCTGCCAGTCTCCGTACGCCACCCGACACGTACATACAATGCTGCGCAGGCCGTTTGGCTGCCGTCAGAGTGTGATGCAGCATTTTGCAACTGCATCGCCTACTTTTCCTCAACGTTCAGACTGGCTACAGGTTGCTCATGGCATATTTTTTCTTGGACGATAGCAAGCATCACACTCGAGGATTTTCCCTTGCGGCCTTCGCCATCTGCGAAACCGACCCACAGGCCGAACTAACCTCTGTTTTGCGTGAAAACGGGTTTGACCCATCTGTTTACGAGTTCAAGTCGTCTGCGCCGATTAAAGACAATCCCGGCCAACAGAGACTCCGTAATCACCTAAAATGGTTTATTCGGAGAAACTGCAAGATCGCTGTCTGCGTCGTCGAAGGGGACAGAAACATTGGTCCCGCTTCCCTACGTTTGCTTCAAAAAGCTATCGCGCACAAACGATTCAAAGGGCAGCGACACGAGGTCTATTTTGACCAAGGACTGTTTTCTTCAAGGCAAACGGCGCAGAGAATTGCAAGCGAGTGCGTGGGCCTGGAAAAATGCAGTTTTAATTTCGAGCAGGATTCAAGGTCCGTTGCGGGCATTCAAGTTGCTGATCTGGTAGCCCACTTATGCGGGACACTGCTATTGGATGCGCTGGGGCATATCGATAAGAAGGTGAAGATCAAGAATTCAGGCTATCCGCAAGACCTGGATATCGAGTTGGGTTTCGAACTTTGGGCCGACTTACGCTATGAATTTTTGAGCGTAGCCAAGCCAAATCCTGACGATGAGTTTGATATGTCAGTTGTCGCTGTAGAGCCTCATGGCCTGTTCATTCACGAGAGCGTTAGTGAACCGGTTGCGGAAGCTGCGCGCAAGCGATTTGGCGAAATGTATCTCGGCTGCATCCACTGAGTTTGGCAGCGGCCGCCCGGTCGGGTGATCACGCGTAACGCAAATCCGCCAATCGGATCACGGCCAGCGCGCTATCACCATAAGGCGGCTCGCACTGACCTTGTCCGGAGAAACTTCGCACCAATGGTCTTACGCCGCCCTCTTCCCCTCCCTCAACTTCGCCCGCATCCGGAACGCCGTCCTCTCCGACACCCCGGCCTTCCGCGCCGCCTGCCTGGCACTCACCCCATTTTCCAGCTCGGTGATCAGAACCCGACGCGCCTGCGCCATCGGCCCGCTCGCCCCCAGCGGGATCACGATATGCCGCGCGCCGGCTTCGCGGTGCTCTGCCGAGAGCGTCCGGAAATACTCGCAGATCAGATCCGCCGCCTCGCGGCCGACCGTTTGCACCAACCAGTGATCATCCTCAGCGCGTGCCGGTATGTTGATCCTGGTCCCGCCCACCTGATCGGCTATGGCGAGCGCTGCCGGGATACCGGCAACGTCTGCGATTTCACCAAGGACACCAGGAAGAAGGTCATCGTGCATCGGACGGGCTCCGTTCTGACTGAGGAAAGCCGCAAACGGGGCGGTCCCGATTGCGATGCCAGAACGTTAGCGGACGGATGACAGGTGTCAGGGCTGACGATCGTCAGCCATAGCCGATGAATTCACGAATTTGGGAGTGACTTGACCGTATCAGACCGGATTTCAGGGCGCCAGATGACAATTGCAGTTGAGGTTGGGGAGCAGGATCAAAATTAAACGGGCATTAAACAGCACAGAGCGCCTTCAATAAATTTCATAGGGCGTTGAACGTCTGCACTCTCAAGCGGCCTCCTCGGCGATTTTTTCGGGGGTGTTTGTCTGCAGGCACAGTGCTGCCTTTTAGCCGGCATTTGCCAGATCCAGAAAATCAAGGCATCTTTGTTGAGTGACGGCGCAAAGTCGATGGTGCCGGTCAAATGCGACCGCGAGGGGTCACGTCCTCCCGTCACTTACCTTCCCCCTCACCTGCAGGAACAACTCGCCCTGGCCATCATCGGCGGCGCGTCGGCGCGCGCGCATACGGAATGCCGCCCGCTCTGAGACCCCGGCACGCCGGGCAGCTTCTCTGGCACTGGTGCCAGCTTCCAGTTCCCGGGCCAGGCGCTGACGGGCCTTAGCCAGGCAGCCGGTGGGGCCGCGGGGAATGATCACATGACTGGCGCCGCTCTCCTGGCCATCTGGCCTCAGAATACGGAAGTGGTCGCAGATCCTGTCAGCTGCGTCCCGGCCAACCGTCTCCACCAGCCAATGCTGATCATGTGCCCGTGCTGGGATAGAGACCCGCGTGCCGCCGACCCGCTCGGCAATGGCCAGGGCAGCCGACAGCCCGACGATCCTGGCGAGATCGCCGAGCAGGCCCGGGAGCTCATCATTCACCGCTTACATGTCCTGAGCAAAGTGCCCAGGGCGTTCATCGCAGATATCCAGTCGGCAGATGTCTGCTGAGACACGTCTGTGTGCCCGCTGCGCTCAAGAAGATAGGCCGTCAGAGTGCTGACTGGCGTGCGATCCCGTTTGACCAGTTCCGACCAGATGTGACGGCACACCTGGAAACGATGGTCGTTGTGAAGAGCCGGCTGGTTATGATCCCTGGTGAAGAGATCAGGGTTGCCGGTTTCCCTGCGGATCCAGAGTTTCAGGGCATCGAGTGCCTTGTTGGCGTCCGCCGGGTCCTGCAGGAACCGGTGATGGTCCAGTCCGGTCTGCCGGCGCAGGAACGCGACCATCGCCTTGTCGGACCGCTCATTGACGACCCCGAGATTATAGCCGGCAATCCAGAGCGCCTGCAGCTTCTTGGCAAAGGTCCCGGCGACCGTCTGACTGACTTGCCTGGGAGCAATCGCTTCAAGCGCGGAGATCACCTTGAGCTGTTCAACCTCGCTCATGCCTTTCGATGACCGCTTGCCGGTCTCCCGTTCCAGGATGTCCCGATAGGTGTCATCGTCGAGCCGGGCTTTGGATTTCAGGACATGGATCTTGGCGAGTGCGGTCATCGGCTCTCTCCCTGGCGTTTGGCATCGGCTTCAGTGGCGATCGCGTCGAGTTCCAGCAGGGCAGCATCGGCACGCTTGAGATAGCGATGGCGCTTCTTCTCCCAGTCGAGCCGTGTGTCGACTTCCTGAACCAGGTGATCGTCGATCGGCGTTCGCGTGACCGGCATATGCTCCAGCGTCATGGTCGTGGCGATGTCCTCGGGATAGGAGGTTTTGAACAGCGCAAAGGCTATGCGTTCGCGGTAACTCATGGGCTCAATCCTTGTAGGGCAATGGAACCCGGTGGGGCTGACCGGCGGCACCGGCATCGCCGAGCGGCTCAGGTCTGCGCCGGGCTTGAAGTTCATGTTTCAGAAGATTGGTGGTCGCCTGCTTCAATTCCTTGGTCAGATCGGGCCGGCAGTGCAGGCGGTAGCGGGCCCGATTGGCTTTGCGCAAAAGATGATCACGCCGTTCGCGCAAAGCCTTGGTCTCACCCAACTCAGAAGCTTCCGGATTGGCGAGGCGAGACATTTCTATGCGGCCTTGGCCAGATCGATGGTGATCGCCTGCCAGTCCGCATCCGGCTGGTCCCGCCGATAAAACCGCACATAGCTCTTGGAACCAGTGATCCGCATGGCATCCTTCAGCGCCGTCATCGCCCGCTGCCAGCGCTCGTCCTCGATCTCCAGGCGCATCAGCATGAAGATCTCTGATTTGTTGATCTGACCTTCTTTGTCGGTGTTGAAGGCGCGGGTGACGATGGAGCGGATTTCCGGGCGGCTGTCAGCGGCCCATTCATTCAGGCATTCGTCGATCAGGCTCTTGGCGATCTGGATCTCCGGGCCGAAGTCGATGAAGTCGGAGACCTGCACCTGGACCTTCCGGCAACCGTCGACAGTCTGGAAGGTGGTGTTGCCTTTCTTGCCACCCTTCTGGGAGTCGTATTCCTGGGCAAGCAGTGCGGTCAGGCTCAGGAGATCGGCAAAGGTGTGATTGCGGAAGCGGCTGATCTGCGCGGATAGCTCTTCAGCAAAGCCGACAATCTTGCGCACGGTCTCGTCTTCGAGCTTGTGTTGAGGTTTGACGTTTTCCAGCGGCACCAGGTTGCCCTTGGCATCGCGCATATAGGACTGGCCGTTGATCATCTCGACACCGTCAACCGGCTCAGACATCGCCTTGTTCGGAGAAACTTCCATGTTCAATGTCCTTTTGCAGTCTCGTTAAACGCAGAACAAAAAGGCTTAAGCCGCGCCGTCGTCGTCGAAACAGCTCCGCGGAATAGGGGCGGCCGTCTCAGGGGCTTCGGCCGGAATGGGCCGGCGGGCGATCGGGAACAGCGCGATCTTTGGATCGGACAGATCGATGACCACCGGCCGCTGGACGCGGGAGTTCTCCAGGTGCCAGGCAATGGAAACGCAATCGTCGAGGACTTTCTCGACCTTTGCGGTGGTTTGTGCCGAGAGGGTCAAGACGCCCTTTGCATCTTTCCACTCGTTCAGCTGGCGCGAGAGCATGCGCAGGTCAGTGCTAAGCATCATGAGATCCTTTCAGGCGGGAGTGCGGGCAGCCGTCTCGGCAGGCGCGGTAGACTTTGGATCGGGTCGAGTTGGTGACGGCGCGGGGTTTGGCTTGCCAGTCGAGGCATATGTGCCGGCCGATCCCACCAAGGACCGGACAGTCGACGGTTGAACCCATCAAGGCTCCCCTCACCTTCTCCTCAACCTTGGTGAGATCCCCCGGATATTTGTTGCCGAGAGTCTGGCTGATCGTGGTCGGCGAATAACCAAGCCGCTGCGCGCAGGCATTCAGCCCCTTGGCCGATGCCAGCCGGGCAAGCTCGGCGATCCAATCGGGCGGCGTGCCGCCCCATGCAGCTTCCGCCTTTTGAACCATGGTCGAGGAAGCACTCATGCGGCGCACTCCTCTGCCAAAGGAGCGCCCATGATCTCCTTGCGGTTCGGGTCGTAGACCATTTTGGTCTTCAGGATTTTTGGCGGGTTCGGACCGGTGTTCATGGAGGGCTTCAGCCGACATATGCCCTGCACCTTGTTGCTGCTCTCCCGCAGCACGTGCAGGTATCCGGCTCGGTTCAGATGGGTCACATACCGCTTTGCTGTCTCGCGCGGGATCTCGACGTCCGGCGTTGAGGCGGTGACAGCCAGCTCAATGAGCGAGAAGCTGGGAAGTGCCCGCATCGCGTTCCAGATCTGAAGCTGGGCGAGCCCCTGCCTGCCGAGCGTGCCATCCCGGTTGACGATCGGCGCCAGGGCCTGGCGTTTGAGCAGCCGATAGACGTTGTAGAGCGAGTGTCCGGCACCACGATTGACCTGGACCCGCTGCTCAAGCATTTCCAGAAAGCCAGCTGCATGGAGCCGCTTGATGTAGTCGGCGACCGCGTAGTCGTCCCTGTCGTTCGATCGCAGGGCCACTTCATGCATGGTGAAATGCTTGTTGTCCTTGCCCAGATCCTTGATCACGCTCCAATAGTGATCGTGGCCGCGGTAGATCGGTTTGCCGCTCGTGACCTTCAGTTCCATCTGGATCGACATCACGCAGCCCTCCGAATGCGGCGTGGCGGCTCACCGGTGAAAAACCAGCCCTGTTCAAAGGAGCCTGCGGAAAAGCTGTCTTCGCCAGTGCTGCGGGCGTGTTCGATGATCCGGTTCAGGTTGACGTGAATGCGCCGGGCCTTGCCGGCAGACTTCTCGACAAGCAGGTCAACCAGGTCATCGGAGATGGAAAGCGCAGGACAGAACAGGTTCGCCAGGGCGCGCGCATCCTCATGGTCGCAGGGCTCTGCCGGCACCCAGTCCAGGACCCGATTGTGAACCCGTTCCACCTGGAGGATTTTCCCCGGCAACTGCTCTTCGCCAATCAGCACGATCGGTGCCTGGCTGTGCTCGTGGATTTCCCGGACGAGCTCCAGCATCCCCTTGTCGGCCAGCTTGTCGGCTTCATCGATGATCAAGGGGCGGTTGAAGTCATCACCGAGTGCCATGATGGCGCATTCGCTCATGTGGGCGATCGTGCCGCGCGGTTCCTGGTTGGCTTCCCGCAGAATGTTTTGCAGCAGGGATTTCTTGGTCCAGCTGTCGCCAACCTCGACCCGAAGCGCTCCAGTGATGTTCTGGACATAGAGCGCGGCATAGGTCTTGCCGTAGCCGGAATAGCCATGGAAGACGCCAAGGCCCGGCAAATGCGGTCCGCGGGAGCGCAGGGTTTCGACAAGGGTCAAACATCGGGCAACGTTCTTGAGCGCGGCCAGCCCGCCGGCGCTCGGCGCACGATTGACTGCAGGGTCTGCATTCGTCATTCTTCAGTCCTTCAAACTTGAATGTCGGGCCTCGGAAGTTGCAGCTTTCGGGGCCTTTCTCTTGCCCAGGCTTACGCGGGCGGTACACGGCCTTCGCGCTTTTGCCCCTCCTGCCAGAGAAGTTCCGCGCTCGGTATTCGGGGCCGGCCTGATAGCCGGTGAGCCAGAGAGCGTCCTGATTACTCAGGGCCTCCCCCTTGGCGATCCGCGCTTGGAAGCGCTTGGCGCGAGCGAAGCGATCTTCTGCGGTTTCTTTTTGTCGGATGGGCTGCACTTTGGCTGAGCGAGCGGATGAAGTGCCAAGCTGAGCCATCATCTTCTGCTCGGCTTCAGACAGCGGCTTGGGTGTGCGCTTTGCCTTCACGGCCGCAGCAGCCTGTGTTTTTGCCGTCTCGTGTTTTTCGGTGAGTTTGGGAAAACTCAGAATGTCGGCATTGGACTGATAGGCAGCGCGCTGTGCTTCAGCGACGGTGCGCGGCGTAATCAATCGTTTCTGTTTGCGAATGTCGGCGAGCGCGCCGTCTTCAAGCGCCTTTTGTTTGGCGCGGACCTGGGCGATTGTTGCGGCCGGGTCCAGACCGGCAAGCATCGGATTGACCGCCTGGCCGAGATAGGTTTCTCCATCGGGCTCAAAGAGCCAGACCCGGCCGAGATCTTCAGGGTCGTGGCGGACAAGAACATCCCGGCCAGGCATGACATCGCCGGTGTAATAGAACTCACCGTCGATCCGGATGCCCTGATTGGTGACACGGCGCTTGCCATCCTGGCCGGCAACGGGCGCCAGCAGAACATCGAGTGCTGCCAGATCACCGACAGCCCGGATTGGGCCGGACCAGCGGGCAGCGACTTCAAACGGTGTCTTGCGCTTCAGGCCTTCGTGCGGTGTGTGAGCATATTGCTCCTCAGTCCATCGATCCGCTTCGCGTTGGAGCTCAAGGGCGGAAAGCGTGACGTTGAAGAGCTTGGCATCGTCCGTGCCGAGCCGCGCTGAGAACGCCTTGCGCGCTTCAATGATCTTGCGATCGGCAACCGAGTGGCCAACAAACCCCGGCAGGGTCGCGGCGCAATCGCGCTGGAAGGTGCCGATCACCCGCTCGACCGTTCCCTTTTGCTCAGGCGAATAGGGCGCCGAAAAATCCTGCTCGATGCCAAGGGCGTCCAGCAAACGAATCGTTGCATGGGCTGAAAAATCCGAGCCGTTGTCGGTCTTGATCAGTTCCGGCACGCCCCAGGCAATGAGGCATTTGCGGATCAAGAGGCCAACGGCGGAGGCGCGCGGTGTGCTGGTAACGAGAATGATGGTGCGCCGGGAATAAAGATCAATCGCAACATAGATGTTCATGCGCCCGTCCGTGGTCATGACATCCGACGGCGAGGCATCGATCTCCCAGCGCTCGTTGAGCCGATCGACACGGTTGGCGCCGGAAGCCGCAAACCGGACCTTAGACTTGTAGGCATCCGGATCGGTGATTTTGAGAAGCGCGTTCCTATCCTGCTCTTTCCACGTTTTAAGAGCGTTTTGAAACGTCCTTAAAGGCGGCATTTTCTTGCGGACCTGGCCCTTGGCGGTTTCCACCAGAACCGTTTCGCCGAACTTCGCGATCGCCGTGGTTCGGATGTGTTTGGCGGAGAGAAACTGATTGGAGACATAGAGCGCCAGACAATAGGCCCGCAGCTCTCCACCCTCGGCCGTGTCGAGAACCCCTGTGCCCTTCCGGGCTTTTGAGGGATCGTGCGCTAGGCGGTTGATGTCTGTGCGCATGTCCTTGCGCCAGCGGGCAAGCGTGCGACCAGAAAGGCGTTTAACCAGGTGCCTGACCCATTCGGGAACCGGAACCTTGCCGTCCTCATAAAGCTCGGCGAAGAGATCATCAGACGGGCTGGTGGTCAGCTCGCAGCTTTTCTTGAAGCGATCGGCGATTTTCAGGACAACCAGCTTGGCGTCGCGCGTGTTGCGCTCGCGCGTCGTCAGATCCCGGCTCGTTTCTGTCCGATAGTCTTTTTGCTCGATCCGCACAAAGGTGGCGGCATAATCGAGCCGCTGCGTATGGGGCAGAAGGTTCATGTGGTACTCGAGCCCACCGCCCCCTTCCCTGCCCTCGCGCTTGCGGGCAAGCCGGCTGTCCGCCCAGTGTTCGCGCGCGGCTATCAACTGCACACCACGCTTGGATGTCGGAAAGCCTTCAAGCCTGAGATCAGCGATTTCCTGGGCGGTCAGCCAGAGTTTCATTTGGCACTCCGGATCTGCATCTGGAGCGTTTTCTTGCGTGTGGCGACCATGCGCTCATGGTCTTCGATCAAGGCCAGCTCAATGACGTTCTCGTATTTGCGCGGAACAACCGCCATGTCGAAGTCTTCGGCGATGAACCCGAGAAGCTCGGTTTTGCCTGTGGCATGGATCAGCGCCAGAAAGCGTTCGACCGTGATGTTGTTTCCGGTCTTTGCTTCCGAGGCATAGGCCTCCAGCATGTCTTTTGTGACCTTGTGCCCAAGCCGCTCGCTCATCAGCCCGGCAACCGTCACCCGGTCCTTGCCGCATTCTTTGAGCGCTTTGGCGATCGCACGGCTGATCCGCGACGCAAGCCGGTTACCGGAGATCGTTCCCGGCTCAAAACCCACCGACACTTTTGGTGGCTTCCACCCGGTGAACATGTCGATGGTGAAATCGTCGCGCGGCGTTTTCCTAGCCATCGAGCCAGCCCTCCCGCTTGACCAGTTCGACGATCTCCTTGCGGTGGAGCTTGAAGACCACCATCCGGCTTGCTCTCGGGAGCTTGCTGAGATTGTCGCAAGCGGACCGCAACACCCGATCGGTGGCAGTTTCCGGGTCGCGACCATCGAGCAACAGCAAAGCGTCCGAGATTGATTTGGCCTTGGGCAATTCACCCAGGATGAGGTCCAGGACCTTGCATTGGACTTCGGCGTCAAGGTCCGCGAGCGCTTTCAGGTCGGATTGTTTTTCGGCGAAGGGCGTGCCTTTGAGGCGTTCGCGGGTTTGCGGGGAAAGGCCTTTGAAGATGGCGACCGCAATTTGAATAGAACGTGGTGTGAGCCCGGTGGTTTCTGCGGCATTCTGGCAGAACGAAAAAACTTCGTTCTGCCTCTTTTGGCCACCGGTGTGCTGATTTCCGCGCCTGCCGCCATTCTTAGTTTCCGGGTGGAGTACCTCATAAACCCGCTTCAACTCGCTCAGCGCTTCGCACCGCTCAAGAGCGTTGAGATCCTTGCGCCCGAGGTTCTCCAGGATCTCGTG